CAGCGCGCGGTCGAAAATGATCAGTTCGTGGATGTCGCCGACCAGCCGGTCGACCAGGTTACCGTTATAAAAGCCCGCCCCGACCGCCAGGGCGGCGATCGGCATCAGCGAGCCGGAGTAGGTGTCAGTCGCCTTGATGAAGCCGTTTCGGCCAAGATCGATGCTCGAGCCGTTGTGCCGGCCCATCTGGATATAGGGGCGGCTCGCGGTCCGACCGGTGGCGTATGGCAGGTACGCCCTAAAATCCGAACTGCTGCCAGTCGACGTGGTGCGGATGAACGTATTCCCAACCGACAGGCCGTACGGCTGGAAATACCAGGCGTCGTTGCCGATACCGTCCCCGAAGGGCCCCATGCCGCCGGCCCAGGTCCGCAGCGCGGCGTTATTCGCGACCTTGCCCACGACGTAGATCGTCCCGCATTCGTCGGCGTATGTGCCTTGGAGGTCGTCGCCCCCGTCAAACGAGATGGCCGGCATCCCGTTCAGCACGCCCGTGTTAAACGTGGGCTGCCGGGCGGCGACGGACTGTGTGACATGGTTGCCATTGCCCGACTGGTCCTGCCACGTCTTAACCGACTCGCCGTGGGATGCGGGGAGGTCCGACGCGTTGAGCACGCCGGCATCGGCCTTGAGCCAGACTTGGGCACCGCTTACGGGCAGCATCAGGAGGCCTCCGCCACTTCGAAGTAAACGAGCCAGCCGCCGACAGACACGGCGGACGACAGGTGCAGGGTCAACGCTTCGTCGGGCGCAGTCATCAGCCACGCCACCCCCGGATCAGTGGGTGCGTTGATCACGAACCCGCCGTTGGCGGCCAGCGCCAGCCCCCCGGAAAGTGCCGTGCCGGTGTTCGCCGGGCCGGAGTAGAAGGTGGCAACCACATCACCCGTCGCGATCAGGCACGCGGCCAGCACGCCGATGCGCTTGCCGGGCAAGGCGGTGATGAGCGTGTTGCCGGCCGCCGCGTTGCTGGACGCGTTCACCGCGATGCGCTTAACTTCAACCCCGGACACGGTGCGGACAGTCTGTGTGTAGTTCGCGTTGAGCACGGGCTTACCTCGTGATCCGGTAGGTGAGGGTCAGGACACTGGTGAACTGGCGCAGTTGGGATAGATGCTCGGGCGCGTATATGGGGTCGTTGGCCAGCCGCACCCAGACCGCACCCGGTAATGTCTGTAGAACACGACGCATCAGGTAGGCGGCGATCTGTTCGACCAGCACGCACAGCGGCGGGACCTGCTGATCAAGTTCACCATCGCTGGAGAGGAGTTTCTGCTGCACTCCGATGTCGATCTGCACGTCGTACTGGCTGGCGGACCGTGTCGCGCCGGCGATGTCAATGGCGCGGGGCACTACGCTGACGTGCAGGTCGGCCATCTCGGCCAGGTCGAAGACCGGCAGCACGCGCCGCACCGCCGTGAAGGCGGGATCGAACGTGCCCGGTGGCGCGGCGTTGAGTTCCGCGACCACAGCGTCCGCGATGTCCAGTGTCAGTGCCATACGTGTGTTCTCGTTCCTGTCAGCCGCGTCTTACGTCGCGGGGCCGATGCCCCCGGTATCCTTGGTGTGGATGCGGTACGTCTGCCGGTACGGATCGCTCCATCGCCAGCCCTTCGTGTCACTGCCCCAGGCCAGCACCTCGAATCGCCGGCCGTCGGTTACCAACACGTCACCGGGTTTTGGCTCGCCGTTGACCAGTTCCTCCGCCAGGACCAGAAAGTCCCAGACGTGGCTGCCGGTCGTCAGGCCCGATTCGTCCGCCACCTCGTAGTTCGTCTTCCCGAACGTCGCGTTCACCTGCAGGTCCGGCTGACCGGCCCGCTGGTAGATCACGACGCTCGAGCAGTGCGCCGTGCGCATTTGCCCGAGCCACTGCGTGCCTTGACGGAGGAGGTTACTCATAGGTCATTACCCGGCCGGCGACGATCGCAGCAGGACGCGGACCGTCTGGCTGGCCGCCGCCGGTGAAGGCGTGGCGACATACCCCACCAGCGGGCGGGTGCCGCCGTCGTCGTCGAAGGTCACCTGCGCTTCGGACTGGTTCCAGTACATCGGAACGCCGAAGTCGTAGTTGATGGGCGCTTCGGCGGCGATCTCGAAAACGCCACGGACGGCCAGCGATCCGAGCGTGTTGGCCGGGATATCGTGCTTGGCCACGCCGAGGATGCTCTCGACGAAGACCAGGTCACCGGCCGCGACATCGCTGGTTGGGGTGTAATCGAGCGTGTTGCCGTCATGGATAAAGGTTGCGGTAGGCATTTATCAAAACTCCTCAATAGTTAGGGGGTGTTCCGGGGTATTCCGGGGGGGTTAGGCTTCGCCCTTGACCTTCACCGCGCCGCGGTGGTCCTGTTCCTTGACACCGAAGTCGATGTAGCCGCGGAACTGGATGCCCAGCGTGTTGAAGTTGGCGTCGGCCCGCTCGACGGTGGGCGTCTGCTTGCCGTTGAGGAACGCGACCTCGAGCGCGGGCAGGCGGTTGGGGTCGGCGAACAGATACCATGCCTTGTTACTGGCCCCGGTGAACGACGCGTTCGAGAGGTAGGCCGATGTCACCACATCGAACTTGCCCGCGTGCGGGTTGGTGGCGACCTTGGGCTTGTTGGCCGTGGTGGTCTCGTTGACCGCCGTGGCGTTCATCAACTGCGAGGCCAGCACGTTCAGCGCCGGGGGCACGAAGAGAATCCGGGGGGACACGCTCAGCGGCCGGCCGTTGGGCTTGGTCTGCTCGAGGAAGAGCAGCTCGGCAGCGGTCAGGCTGTCGATCGATAGCGCCGTATCCACGCCGGAGAGGAAGTTCTTGTTACCGCTGGAGAAGAAGCTGCCCGGGTTCGACAAGAGCAGTTCGAACACCGCCTCGGCGATCGCTTCGGCGGAGCCCATGCCCAACACCTGCGGGATGGCGGCGAAGGCCCCCAGGTCATCGTTGATGATGTCCTTGCGCTCCAGCGAGAACATGATGCCGAAGGTGTCGGCCTTCTGGGTGAAGACCTCTTCGCCCAGCTTACCGTGCTTGAGTTCGCCGCCCTTGGCTACGGGCTGGAACTTCATGTCGTCGGTCAGCCGGTAGCGGGTGTGCTCCTTGAAGTCGGAGACGGACCCGATCTTGCAGACCCGACGCCAGGCGTCCTCGACGTAATTGAATCCGTCCAGCAGCATCTTGTGCGCCACGTTGCTGAGGATGCCCGGCAGGGACAGCGTGCTGAACGCAGCCTGCAGCCAGCCGGTGGCGTCCTGCTGGTAGCGCGGCAGTTGCCGGCCCGAGGCGATCTCGCAGAACTCCTGGAACCCGACCCCTCGGAAGCGGTCGCTGGCCTCGATCGTCTTCTCGCCGAAAAGCGAGACGGCGTGTTGATCGGTCATGCCCCCGGCTCGGCACGCGGAGGCGACGAGGACGTTGTGGTCAGGCGTCCGATCTGTGCTTCCGCCGGGAGCGGGAGAGCTTGGGCGGGAGGCGCGGAGCACTTCTAATTCCGTCTTCGTCTCGTCCCACGCCTCTTCGATCGCCTTGGCGGCGATGGCCTGGTGGCTTTGGCCGCAGATCTCGAGGATGCGGGACTGGCGACGCAGTTCACCGGCCGCTGAAGCGCGCAGGTTCTGCACGGGGTCTTCCGTGTCATCGTCGTCATCGGGGTTGGGGAGGGTTGCCGTTGTCTGGGAGGCGTCGAAGGACGCCTGCAGGGTGGCGGTTTGTTCATCGGTTAGTGTCTCGGGGTCGAATCCGCCGGCGCGGAGCCATTCGTTGAATTCCATGGGTAAATCCTTGTGAGGGGTCGGTTGATGATTGGCGATGAGTGCCGACGTGTTCGTGTCCGCCCCCAGCGGCACGAAACTGATCTCGCCGAGCACGGATTGACGGGCTACGTTGAGCGGGCCGTCAAAACTGCGGCCGTTGACGACGACGTTCGCCCCGGCCTTGATGAAGTCCACCTGTTTGGCCTGCGCCCCGATCGACGCCTGCCAGCGGAAGCCCTTGTCTGCCAGGGCGACGACACGCTGGACGCGGGGCGAATCGCCCAGCACGCTGCCCGCCGCGATAAGTTGGCCGTCGCTGATCTCGATGCGGTCGGTCTGCCCAACCACGTCGTCCACGTCCTGCTGATGGCCGAGGAAGATGGGCCTTGAGTTGTCACCAACGTTCAGCCCGGCCAGGTCCACCACAACCGGGTAGCGCCAGCCCGCGAGTGTCATCGGCCCGCCGGTGTACGCGGTCATCTGGAACCGACGGAGTTTGTCACCCCCGCCGGACTGATCCGCATCGCTTGGCGCAGATGCAGCACTGATCTGGAGCGGTGCGGTGAGTGTGAGTTGGGTGGTCTGCTCAGGCATCTTCTTCCTCCGGATCGGTGGTCACGGCTTCGTCCTGCGCGGGTTGAGCGGCCGCTTCCGAGAGTCCCAACTCCTGCATCAGCGCGACCTCTTTGGCGCGTTGGCGCAGTTCGGTCTCCCAGTCGCGTCCTTGCCGGGCGTATTCGTTGGCGAGTGTGGTGGTGTTGTTCGACAACCGTGTGGCCTGTGCGTTGGCCTCCTTGGCCGGATCGACGTGCTCGGTCCCGTCCCAGAACCATTGATGACTAAGGGAGGTGAACTCGGCGGTGCGCACCCAGCGAGGCAGCAGGTCGGTCACGAGGATGGCCTCATTAAGCCACCCCCGGTAGAGGTGATCGAGTACCTTGTCGGCGAGGTGGGACTGATCGACCCGGATCGCCTTGTAATAGGTCTGGTGGTCCAGGCGACCGGAGGCGTAGTTGTAGCCCGAGCTGTTGCCCGCCGCGACGTTGAACGGCATGTTCAGACACCGGGCGATCTCGGCCAGGATCGACATGACGAACTCGACGTGGTTCGTGCTGGGGTGTTCGGCCTTGACCTGCCCGAGCTTCCAGCCCTGCGGTAGCGTCGTCGCCATCCGGGCCTCAAGCTCGAATACGTCCATCGGTTCCACCGCGTCGGGCTCGCCGTTGGGCGGGGCGTCGGTGTAGAGAGCCAACGCGAAGTCCGCTGCGGTCTCGGCAGCGCCGAGCACCGCCAACCGGTAACGTCGCAGTTGTGCGAAAAGCGGCAGCGCCGGTGTCAGTTCCGGGATGCCCCGGCTCTGGCCCGGCCGTTCCACGCGATACAGATGAATGACAGAAGCGGCAGGAATACGGTCGTAGTCATCATCCGAACCTCCTGTGACGCCCAGCGTTCCAGCGCCGGGGTGCTGCTTGAGCACGTGATAATGGGTGGGGTTGCCGAATCGGTCGTACTCAACCCCGTCCACCCCGTCATCGGTCATGGACCGGCGCGACAGCGGGGTCGTGACCTGGTCGGGTTCGATCAACCGCAAGTCGAGCTTGACGGGGCCGTCCACATCGGGGTTGCTGGTCAGGATGGCGAACGCTTCGCCGGATTCGGCGCGGGCCATCCGCATGGTCCGCAGTTTTTCGGCCAGGCCGATGCTCTTTGCCCAGCGCATGAACGCCTGCTCGATGGCGGTGTTGGCGTCGGGGTCTTCGGTGAGCATCTGCAGACGCGGGCCGGTGCCGATGGTGTCGTTGGCCAATGTCAGGACGATGCCCCTGGCATAGGAATTGTTCGCCACCTCGTACCGGGCGCGGCTGCGCAGGATCGACCGCACGTCCATCGACGCGGCGGCATCCGGACTCAGCAGATCGGCGTTGGCCCAGTGCCGACGGTTCTCATCGGTGGTTTGAGCGGCGTCGAACTTGCCACGGATCACGCGGTATGAGCGTTCACGCGGGGTGGTTTGGGTCTTCCGAGGCCGGGAAAGGAAGGGGAGCTTCATCACGCGGCTCCCGGTGGGATGAGTTTGGTGGTCTTGACGCCCAGGCCCGCCTTGCGCGAGGCCTTTTTGGATGCCAGATACCGGTCGGCCGCGATCTGATCCGCGAGGCTGTGCTGATCGACAGACTGACCGTCCACGCTCGCCCGGGCGGGGCCGGTGGCGTTCTGGCGGATCGTGTCGTCAAGTTCGGTTGGCGTCGGATCGGGCAACGGCAGTGTCCTGTAGGGAGGAAGCCCCCTACAGATCACTTACGCCGCGCGTAGTGACCTCGCGCACGCTGATGATTGCAGACAATGATAAAGTTCCATATATGGAATGAACGGATAAGGAGCCTAATGATGCGGTACTGGCTGACAACGCAGTGGCCCTCACTATCGAAGCCTCCGCGAAAGCATCGCGGCATCTATCTTCCCGACAAGAGGGAGACGCCCGGTTATCGCATCGAAATAGGCGACCGTGTCATGATCTACGAAGCTCAGATGGGTAGATCGGAGATCGTTCCAGATAAAGATGGCGTGAAGATCATCAAGGCCAAACCGAATGGTCGACAGGGTGTGGTCACAATTGGCGAGGTCACGTCGAAGATGATGGGCACCGGCCGTCCGATTTCCATGTATACGGACAAATCCGAGATCTGGTGGCGGTGGAAGATTGAAACTGGTGGACACAACGATGCGGGATTCATTCCGCGGGCGAAGGTGTGCAAGGTCTTGGGGTTCTCCCCTGCGTATGTCTTTCGAGGATTCGGCGAGAAGCGGTCCGGCCTAAAAGAGATCACAAAGGATCAATTCCTGGAGTTGGCCGCGATCTTCACATCGAAACCGCCCAAGCGAGAGCACTTCAAGCCCCCGAAGTATGTTCCGCCGAAGTACGGGCCCGGCGGGGAGGGCCCCGTCCATAAGGCATTAAAACAGTACGTTGCTGATCATCCGGAGGCGGTGTTCGGTGAGCAGGGGCTTGAGCATGTGGGCACCGAGGTTGTCATGCCCTCGGGCGACCGGATCGACATTCTCCTTAGGGATCAGATAGGTCGTTATGTGGCGGTAGAGATTGAAGTAACCCAAGGCCCCGATCAACTCGACGGTCTTTGTCAGGCCGTGAAGTACCGCCACCTCGCATGTGTTCTGCATAAAGTGGACTTCGAAGCAAGCCGCTCGGCGCTCGTTGCCTTCGAACTGGACAAGAGCCTGAACCCGATTGCTGAGCGTTATGCGGTTGAACTGATTCGGCTCGACCGAGACAGCGTGCCGATATGACAATGGCACTACAGCTTCTCTTTTGTGGTTGATTTTCTCCCGCAATGACGGCAGATACGGACCCGCAGCACGTAACCGGGCTTGGGGCGGGTGTACCAGACCGGCAGGTGGCGGCAGCCACACGATGGGCAGGCCAAGCCCATGTCGTCTCGGCTGGGCTTTTGGCGCGTCTGCGGATTGGCGGGGTGCTCTGGGTTCATCGTTTGGTAGCCTGTAGTTCTGAGAGCTTGATCCGGGGCTTACGCGGTTCACCGATCTGCTCGACGCCCAGCTTCACACCACCCATCGACGCCGCGACGGCGCAGCCGACCAGACAGTCGAACCAGTGGTTGTCGGGCTTGGAGGGTCGGACCGACCATTCCTGCACGGTCCGGCCGTGGCCCTGGGTGCGGGTCCAGGATTCCGACCCGGCGATGTGATCCGCGAACAGCCTGTGGCCCGCCCCCTTCGAATTCACATCCCCGAACAGCGTCAGCGCCCCACGGTCGCCCGGCGCAACCACCAGGCGGGCATGGACAAAACTCTTCCAGTAGTTCGTATCGATCTGCACGTGCCGGAACTCGCTGGTCTTTGAGACGTTGGGCACGTACCAGTGATGGCCGTGGCGCTCGCCCGGCCGACGCCGGTAGGTCGCCATC